TTGGAAATTTGAATATTCAGTCCAATCACTCCTAACACCAAGATAGCTGTAACCCCTTGCCCTTACGTCATACATACCATCGACTAGGCCAGTAATTTGATAAACACCAAGATCACCAACACCCATTGCGTTCCAGATAGTATCAGAGTGAGGTTTATATTGAACCTCTACTCTTTCTACAGAACTGGTATCAGCAGCCGTGATTGTTGCATACAAAGTATTTACAAGGGATTCAAAAGCAATCTTTGTATCAGATGTCACCCCAACACCAACAGATGCAACTGTAAATGCAGAGGGAAGAGTGCTGTTATTGCTCTCAAAGATTGATCCATCAACATCGTCAAAAACCTGTGAAGAGATTTCACGAAGTGTCAAGTTCACTTGGAGATCAAGACCCTCAGTAAGACCAAAGGACCAGTTCGTGATCTCAAAGGTCTTAGGCAACCACCCAAAACGGGCAAGAGACAAGTTTACAATATCACCAACTTCAACCTGAAAGGCTTTCAGACCAAAGGAAGCAGACACTGTAAGCTGTTCACGGTTACGGAACAAGAATATCTTAGCAATACGTTGTGCCGTGATAGAAGATGTCGTGAAGGGAAGAGAGTAGTCAGCAGTGTTGATGATGTTATTGTCTGCAATAATAGCTGGGTTGCTGATCACTTGAGGGTAGTCAGCTTCTTGCCAATCGCTTTCTAGGCCCTTGAACTTACCCTTAACAGTGTTGAAGGTATCCCTACGAGAGTGTCTTGTTGAAACAGAGACACTGGAACGCAGATCATTCTCTGTGAGGGTTACAGTGGGTATGGTATAAGCAGATGCCTTCATCCGCCACTTACCCTGAGAGTACCAGAATAGGCCACCCATAGAGGTGATGATGTCTGAGATAACTTGGCTGGGGGTAAAGGCAGTTACAAAAGCGCCATCACAGGTATAGCGAGTAGTAGTGCCAAGGGCTGTGGTGACAGATTGATCACAGATATTTGCAGCAGCAATGACATGATCATCAGAGATACGGGCAGCAGGAATATCAAGGCCATAACCTTGTGTAAGATAGTCTCTCAAGCAAAGGGCTGGGTTACTAGACCATACTGTTGTGGTAGTGCGAGGGTCATAGACCTTCTTGCCTCTAATGACAGCAGATATGGAAGGGACACCATTAGGAAAGACATCAGCATCGTATTCAAAACGTACATACAGATATGCAAGACCAGACAGAGTGTGTAGAGAAGACCACTCACCAGTAGCTGCATCCAGTTCACTATCTGCGGTTTGTGCATCCGTGCCATAGTACTTCTTTATGTGGATGTAAGAATGACCATCCTTAACATATTGCGAGGGAGCAGTGACATCATTGCTGCCATTGATAGTGACTTCATCGTCATTGACATAGATTTTTACATAGCTGTCAATCTCATGTCCAGCAAAGACAAGGATACGGTGAAGGAACTTATTGGTAGAACCGCCAGTGGTTGTATCGTAGACACGAACACCACCAACCTTAGTTTCACCATAGATGATCTGATGATCTATAGCTGCGCCACTTTCACCAGCAATCGAATAACCTCTTGTGGCTGATGCAGTAGGTGGTTTAGGTGCAAGAGCATTAAGAGCAGCACCCATTGCAGTAGATACTAGAAAACTAGCTGCAATAGAAACGAAGCCAGCAGACAAACCCATAAAGGTAAAAGCAGCCACGCCACCAGCAGTAAAAACCGCTGAAACAGTAGAAACAGCAGCAACGACAGCAGAAACAGCCATGTGTTCACCTCAAGTATTTAGAATATACGTTTTCAACATGGCTGTAGCCTAACCACTCTAGTAGCCCATCAAAGGGCTTATGTCGTTTAGTGTTTACCACAAGAACAGATACACCATCCTCCTTAAGACACTTCTCAGCAAACTTCATTAGTTTAGCGCCAGTAAGACCTTTACGATACTCTTGCTTCAGGAACAGTACATCATTAGCAGCAAAGATATGATCCTTGTAGTGGATATGATTTCTAATCAGAACCACGAAGTACCCAATCAACTCTTTATCAGACCTTGCAGTGAATACCTTCAATATGCCATTATCTTCTAGGCTATGATAAGCCTCCCAATCAGGGTTCAACTTGATGGCAGACTTGTTAAGGGCAATCTCTTCCCAATGATCTTGTATAAGAGGTTTGATGTCTTTCTCAACAGTGTCAAGAAACTCTTGTTGGTAAGTAATAGACATTATCGGGATGTCCTTTATTGTTATGATCCTTTACGTCCCCAGAAGATTTCTTTATCTTGTAGGCCCGCTACATACTCTAGGCCCTTATCGTTAGGATACCTAGACTTTTGGTCAGTGTTAGTCAACCTTCGTACCACAGGTCGTTCAAGTTTGATCAAAGCATTTTCAGCACTAACAGAGATAGTTGCAGTCTCTGCTGCCTCAATGATATTCATCTGATCCATCTCGCCACTAAAGATTTCCAAGAAACCTTGCGTACCAGACTGTAGGACGATCAGATCACCAAACTGTGTAGTGATGGTGTCAAGACCTTGTGTGGCAAGACCACCTTCAATAAGAACGCCAAAGTAAATTCTACACTCACGACCTTGATATGGCTCACTAAGGGCCAAGGATAGGAAGCTAGAAGGGATACCAGAGAGAGTAAAGTTAGCCCCTACAGCCTGTATCTCTGTGGTCTCTTCGACTGTGGAGATGTTAAGGAGTTGACCAGCGCCTAGATAGGTATTGCCAGTGTCTTCCCTAACAAAGTCTCCGTAGCCTGACCACATATAAAGTGGACCACTTCCAAACATAAGGTCAACCGCAAAGAAAGGTGTAATCTGTGGGGCTTCTAAGGCTTGAAGAAGTGTCGGGAAAATATCTCTAGCCATGTTACACCTTGTTTGTTCTTTCGGGAAGCATTAAGCAGAAACGCCCTTGATGATATTGAAGTTTACTATTGGGGTATCCGAAGCAACACCAGCCACAGAGGCCATCGTCACGTTGAAGGATGTACCAGCAACAATAGCTGTAACAAAAGCTACATAGGTGTTTGTTGCACCTCTTACAGACAAAGACACTGTATCTGTGACAGCGATTGCCGTGTTTGGAACAGTGAAGGTAAAATATGTGTTGACTACAGCAACGGCAGTAAATAGAGTAACAGCACCAGATGTCTTAGCACCAGTTGTAGGTGCAGCAGTGGTACGGCTAGTCAACTGAGTTACAGCAACACCAGCACCTGTCGAATAACCAATGCCACCAGAACCAGAGGATAGGACGCTTGTTGTGGCAGTAACAGTCGTGGCAGCTACTGTAGAGGCTGTAGTAGCACCAAGGGTTCCGTTAAGAGCAGCACCAGTGATAGTTGGACCAGTACCAAGCACATTAGAACCAGAACCAGTTGATGTTGTGACGCCAGTACCACCATTGGCTACAGGCAAAGTCCCAGAGATGTGGGTAGTCAAACCTATCTTGCCGTAAGAGGGTGCTACACCGACACCACCAGAGATAAGGGCGTTACCTGTTGCCACATCAGCCAGCTTGCTAAGAGCAGTCGTGGTGCTTGCAAAGACAAGATCACCTATCGCATAGGACGTAATACCCGTCCCTCCGTATGGAGCAGAGATAGTGGAACCATTCCAAGAGCCAGCAGTAATAGCACCAACAAGGCTCATTGCAGGGACATTCAAGAAGAACTCAGCCCTAGTCATCTTACTCGTGGTATCAGCGGATACGTCAACCACAGGAAGAACGTCTGTGCTTGCAGAAGATGCACCAGTAAGACTTGGGAGGTCAGTAATCTTTATGTTAGACATTAGAGAGCCTCCACACAATCAAAGGTAATGCCATAGGATGAGATATTGTTGATCTCCCAAGAGGCAGTGTTATTAGCTAGACGGAATACACCCTTTGCGTTGCTAACTACAATAGCAGCATTATCAGCGGGTGCTGTGGTAATCGAAGGCCAAACTGTGACAGTTGCTACACCACCCGCACTTGTATTTACTTGGGTTAAGACTTTATACAGACTAGAAGTAATACCAGAACCAAGTTGAATATAGTCGCCAGCGAGAAGATAACCTGTCACTGAGGTAGGCAAACCATCAATAGTCAGGTCTTGTCCAGTTTGTGAAGCACCATTTACCAAGGGGGTTCCAGCCGTTATTGCAGCAGAACCTTGTGGAGTGACCGCATTAGGATCACCAAGAAGGAAAGTCCCATATTGTCCGCGCAAACTGAGGAGAAAAGCAATCCAATTCTCCGCATCAACTCGTTTCATAGGTGGGAGAGAGATAGATGCCCGCCACCTCTCCCCCTGATGTTTTACGACTTGTTGTGCAAAGGTAAAGGGTGATTGACTGATTGCAGTAGCATTGTCAGCACTGAAGATGATATTGGCAATACCAATATTTGTCGGGGTAGAGATTGGAAATGATATTGCCATAGTTCACCTTGTTATCTGAGCCTTTTGTGGCTTAACGGAATGCGTTGCCCATTTGTCCGCCACGCCTCTTAGCATCAATCATCGCAGCCTTTGTGGCACTACTGATCTGCGGGATCATCTTAGCGATCTCTTGACGAACCATTACAGAGTCAGAACCCGTTACACTGATGTTGTTGTTGACCACATAGCTTTCATTGGAACTGCCACCAAGAGCAGCTTTAGTTTGACCATTAGTCAGAACCATCCCAGAAGACTTAGGAATGATCATCTCAGGGCCACGTTCACCAACGATATACGGTTGACCAGCACTAACAGGACCACCATCAGCCCTGAACAAAGCAGAACCAATCATACCAACGAGACCAGAGCCAGTTCCTGTGGCTCTGTCAAAAGAACCAACTAGCTGTTGGACCACAAGAACATTGTAGAGTTCTTTGATGATAGCAGCAGCCATACTCTTGAAGGCATCCTTAGCAGATTCAGTGCCACTGATTATGCCCATGAAAGCATCTTCCATACTAGTCTTAACAGTGTCAAAGATTTGTTGTTGACTTTTGATAGCAGCTTCAAGGTCCATCTGTTTTTGAATTTGATCCTCAAGCCCTTTGATTACAACAGGACTATAGTTCGACCAACTATCACCAAGAGCCTGACGAACTTTCTGTTCTGCTTCAGTCTTACCATTCAGTTCTTCTTGAAGGGAAATCTGCTTTTGTAGTTCAGCAAGAGGGTCTTTCTTTTCAGCGCCTCCACCAGCAGTCTTTTTAACTTTTGGTGGTGTAGAGGAACCCCCCATACGCCCTTCTGCAAATGCTCCACCATAAGTAAGACCGCTATAGTCACTTGGTGAATAGGGAGTAAAGTTGGCTGGCATACCACCAGCAGGAAGACCACGACCCATCATACCAGACAGGTTGTTTACCTTAAACATATACTGGCCCAAGGAACTCATAGCACCAGCGGCATTAAGTATCTCACCAGCCCAACCTTTAAGGCTAGTCGAGACAGCGCCAGCTTCACCAGCCATTGCATGGAAGACGTTCTTTAAGTAGGTTGACTTATCGGCGGCAGCTTGTTCAGCAATAGCCTGTTCTTTTGCAAGACGAAGTTCTTCTTGTTTTGCCATAACGATAGCATCGTGTAAACCACTGGCGGCAGAAAGGCCACCATTAAGCATACTTTGTGCCTCTTGTTGAGCAGAAAGAATGTTAAGTTGGTCTTGGAGAGCCTTCTTTTGAGTTTCAAGTTCCTCAAGACTGCCTGTAACAAGTCCAGAAAAAGCGGCAGCTTTACCACCTTGGCTTTTCATCCTATCAATGCTAGCCTGAAGACTAACAATTCCCTTTTGTAAATCCTCTATTTGTTGTTTTGCACTGGCAATACCAAGAATGTCTGTTCCAAATTTTGCTTTAAGGGCGATCTCTTGATTCTTTTGAATCTCTGCTGTAAGGGCTTTAATTGCCCCAGAAAAAGTATTGACATCATCTGCACTACTTTTAGCACTTTTACCAGTTCGTGTAAAATAAGCCCCGATAGCAGTAAGCAAAGGAATGGCAATACTGAGGCCAAGGGTAATACCACCAAGAGCAACAGCGGATAGACCAAGTTCAGCGGTAAACATTGGAAGAATACCAACAAGCTGAGTTGCCTGTTGACCGAAGGCCACGAAAGCGTTTGTCCCAGACTGTACCTGAACGATGAAGTCACCAGCCTGATAACCACTTTGCTGAACTAGCAAACCCCACCTGTTGACGCCCTTACGGGATTCTTCTACAGCAGCAGAGGTAGTGTTCATAGCACCCTTAAGACGGTTTACTCTGTTCTCTAATTCAGCAAGACCACGAACACCATCATCTAGACTAATCTTACCATCTCTAACGGCTTTATTTAACCTGTTCTGAGCAAGTTCTGCTGACTTCATACCAGAAACAAATTTGTTTACAGGAGCATCATTATATGTGACAACAATGCCAATATTTGCTATATCATCAGCCATTGATAACCCTCATATAAATAAAGTCTAGTTTCTTAATGACACCAACTTCCCAGATGGATAGTTGACTTCCAGTTAGTTGTTGCCAGAAGGCAATCTCAGTGTAGCTAAGAGGTAATGGTCCATTGAAGCCTTGACCACGGGCAGAGTGCAAACTAATAAAGGCAGACCAGACACTCTCCATTAGTTCGGGGAACTGTGGTCCCTGCAAAGCTAGTGGTGTTTGTCCGATCTGCCTTTCAACTTCTTCCAGATGCTCCCTTTCGGAAGTACCATTATTATCAGTAAGACTTAGTTTGAAGTCCCATTCCGCATACTCATATAGGTCAGAGGCTATTTCTTCAAAAAAGAGGTATAATCCTCTTGAGCCTCAATGACCTGATCTTTGAGCCACGGAAGTTTCTGATAAAGGTCGATTGCTTCAGCCACGGAGAACTTCAGTTGTTTCTTGTTGAAGATCAAGTCCCAATCTTTTGTGGTCTTAGCCATCAACTCTACAGTTGTAAGTTCGATCTCTTCAGCAGTGAAGGTAATCTTCTTGTTCTTCTGGGCTTTCTGAATACGCTTGTTAGTCTGTTCGTGGATAGCGGCCTTGTATTCCTTAGAATGAGGTGCATACACAGTGACTGACATTTCAACACCATCATCCTTCATCAAGACATCATCAGTAACTGGATGCTTAAGGATAACAGTGATAGTATCAGAGGTAGGTAGTAGGGATTGAAGGTCCATGTCGGGGATGTCCTTATAAGGTTAAGAAGAGAAGATGTATCCTACATGATAGATGATCAAGTTCATATAGGGTACATATTGGCGGGGGCAAACCTAATAACTATATAGGTGTTGGTCATACCCATGTCAAGGGGCAACTGAAAATAAACTTGTGTCGGAGAGTGAAATTCGGGACAGGACTTCTGCCCGACACAATCATCCTGTCCCTACCCCTGTTTAAAGGGGATGCTAGGATCAGGTGTGACGGGTCAACTTGATGCTCGTAGCTTCTGTGGTGTCATACAAAGCCACGAAAGGCAAGGTGATGACACGAGCGCCAGTGCCACCGACAGGAACATCAGCAGCGTTGATCTTGACACGAGGGAACAAGAAGGTCATACCAGCAGTCGTATCAGGGCTATCAACCTGAACTTCAAAGGCTGTCTCAGTCTCATTCAAGAAACGGTTGATCAGCGAGATGTCTTCGAAGTAAGCAGTGATAGTGCCTTCAACAGTAGCCATGCCATACTCAAGTTGAGGTGTCGTGGCAGAACCAATCACATAGGTGGGATTGAATGCGTTATCAATCGAGAAGTCAATGCCCGTGATGATAGCAATAGAAGCCAGAGTGCCACCAGCATCAGAAATCTTGATAGTGCCCGAATAAGCATCGTAGGGCTTATTGATAGCAGCAGCAGTCAAAGTTGTAGCAGCAGTGGTCAAGGAAGCAGCCATATCCTTACCAGCAAACGAGAAGGTGCTTTGAACCATGCTGTTTGGCTTAATGGACACACCCAACTTGGATACGCCCATGCCCGTGAACAGGCGGAAGGCATCAGTGCTACCAGTGTCATTAGCAGAATCTTCGATGGAGAAAGTCTTCATCGTAGTGCCGACTTTAAGTACGTTCGTGGAGAACGTGTTCATAAAGGCACTTTCAATGAAGGCATCATAGTTAGCTGCCCCAGTGGTAGTACCACGAAGGTCAACTACAATATCACCACCAGCAGAGCGGTTGCCATGACGATCAACACGGAGCATACGGTCAGATTGAATATCTGTGCCCGTTACACGCTGCTTGGTCAAGTTCAAGCTGTGCGAAGTGTAAGGGAGTTCAACAAAAGTCGGAGTGGAGGGGGTAACACCAAATGTTACTTCGGTAATGAAAGATAGGGAAGAACGAGAACCCTGAAGAATTGTCATAGTCAGTTTCCTTTATTAAGCATCATAGCAATACCAAGCAACGATGAGTGGTGTGCAATAGAAAGGTGAATCAAGGTAACTTGCTCTTACCTCAGAGTAATCGAGACTTACAGTGAAACCATTGTAAGTAATGTTTGTGGCGGCATTAAAACGAGCCAACAAAAGATCAGCAACGTCATATCCTGCACCCGAACCTAAGCCCTCTGGCGTACAGATAAGTAGACTATAGAGGCCGTCATATCGCTCTTGAGGATTAGGCCCTCGTACAGCGGGTCTGCGGGAGGTTGGGATCATATTGGCCTTCACAAAGGAAGTTCCAGTGGTAGGTTCAAAAGGTACGTTTTGTCGAGCGATGGTTGGGATGCCTGAAGCACCAGTCAGATGCGAGTCTAGACAAGCACGGATGTCGTTAATGATTGTCATCGTCCACCTTTGACTTCGTTGATTGCTTTTTCTAGGTGATACTTAGCCCGACTACGAACACCTTCATACACAGCGTATCCATCTGGTCTCTTAATCCAATTAGCCCCACCGTACTCTACAAGGTTTGCGTGTGGTGCATTATTCGTCAGGAAGACTTGTGTCTGATCCTCTGATAACCCAGCAATATCACCCTTTAATTGGTCTAATGCTTCAGCAGCTTTGGCCTCTGGGCTTTGACCAGTGGGTTTATTATGAGAAGTCCTAGACCGACCAGCACCCCTAGTAGTCCTGATGGAGTGAGAGGTAATGTAAGCACCAGTATCAACAGTTGGTTTAGAGGAAGCCACAACGTCTTCTGCCATATTTAGCAGAAACTCATTCCTGACTTTATGTAGGTCATCTTGAATCTTTTGGATAAGGGTGGTCAGTTTGATCTGAGCCATATCATTCCCTCACTTGCAACTGATAGCACATCGTAGCACTACCAGACTTGATCTCCATAACCTTAACGATGTTGACTGTATCGCCAAGACCAATGATCTGGTCTGTGGCATCAGGTTCTGGTGTAGCTGACCCATTAGTCAACTTGTCACTCAAGACAACCCTACGATCACCACGAAGAATAGAGTCACCATCAATCATGTCTGGCGTATAGTCGTAGAAATAGCCCTGTAGAGCGTAGTCTGTGTTTGTGGTAGTCACAGTACCTGTGGCATCGTTATACGCACTGGCGGCTCTCTTACGAAGCGTGAGGGCTATGCCATGCTCTTTGATGAGTTGACGCAGAGTAAAAGGATCAAACGCCATAAGGTTCATCGGGAAGGTATTGACCCCCCGCCTCTGGGTTATCGAATTGATTAATGCTGAAAGCGGGCTTCACACGATCAGTTGTAGCGTTGACTACAGTCATGTCACTTACAGAGATGCCACCAGCAAAAACACCAAGGGACTTACCAGAGGTCTTCTTGCCTTGGGCTTCAATCTGTACAGCAAGCTGATTGTATTGCTTTGCTTTGTCGCTATAGTTAGCACTCAGAGAGCCATCAAGGGTCGTTGTGACCAGACGGCTGAACTTAGCAGCGATAGCCCTACAAATCCAGACAGCACCATAGTAAACATTATCGCCAGTCTGAGACAGGGCAAATGTAATCTCTTCGTTCTGGACAAGTTGGTCTGTGGTATCTGTATCACCTACTAGAAGGCGAACAGTGTTGAGCCTACCCGCACTGGTAGTAGTGTTCAAAGTGTTTGGATCGTAGGACCAAGACATCTGTTCGCCTCACTATTTAGTTTTCTAGTTCACCATAGGAGGTACGCCACCTACGAATAAGACCAATTTGTTTATCTTTGATCCTGCTGACAGAGCATTTCTTTTGCAAGAACTCTTTGCTGTCTTTTGTCTTGGCTTTAACTTTCCCATTGATATTCTCAACGAGAGCCTGTAGTTGTTCTAGCGAGAGTTCTGCTAGACCATCACCAATGGCAATCCTTGTTACAGCTACTTCTTCTAACTCTTCGTTGTGGTGAAGTTGATCATTGAAGAACATCTGTTGGATGGTTTCGTGTGGGGTTCCGAAGAAGTCCCAGTTGAATCTTTCACCCTTCTTCCAAAACTTGCCCGCCATTTGTATATCATTTTGTTTAACATATACTGGACGGGCAGGATTGAAGAAGGGGATAAATGGTCGGGTCATCTATCCCACTCCTTTTTCTAGTTAGGCGATAACGGTGTCGATGAAGGCACCCAGATCAGCCGACACAACCTTGTGATCGTAAGCCATGTTGGCTTCCAGAACTTCAGCAATGCCGTCGATAGCCAGATAGTCACCACGGTACGATTTGATCGAAAGACCGCTACCCGAGGCATTCTCCAGTTCATCCCAAGTGAAGGTGTAACCAGCCGAAGGAACCATCAGACCAGCCGAGCGCGGACGGTAATAGAAGGCAGCAGCCTTACCACCAATGAACGCATTCGATTCAGTCAGACCTTCAGCAGCGGTGTTCTTCACGGTCTCCATGACCAAGAACTCTTCCACACCGAAGATTTCAGCCAACTTGGCATCCGTCACCAGAGCGGTGTTCGAGACCGTAGCACCACCATTCAGGCGGGCCAAGATCGTGGGGTGGTTAACCAGAACGTCACGAACTGCCTTACCGACAACCATGACGTTGGGCTTGAAACCACCCGACTTGAGTTGCACAGTACGCATGATGTTGGTAACGTCAACAATCGGAGTTGCGTTCGTGTAGTCCGACCACTGCTTAACTTCGTTGGTCGAAGGGGTGCCAGCGACACCATCCCAGTCCGTACCCCAGATACCACCAGCGAAGTAGGAAGTAGCCCACTTGATTTCGCGGTCGATCAGCAGTTGGTGGGTCAGCATCTGAGCGCCAGCCGAGCGGATGTCCAAAGCTGCATCTTCGTTAGCCAAGGTCATAAAGTCAAAGTCGGTAGCCAGCGAGAACACGTCAGCCGAGTAGGTATCCGTTGAGAGGCTCATGCCAACACGAACAGCCTGAGTACGGGGAGCGCGAGCCTGAACTTGACCAGTGCGGTTGAAGTCAGCGCGGTTATAGATGTAGTACTTGTCGGTCTTCTTGGAAACCGAAACCTTCGGGAAAACACGATCAGCGATAAAGCCGTTAGCATCTTGCAGGAAGGCGATAGTCAGGTTAGTAAGCGGGGCGTCAATATGGACGGCGCTGGGGGACAACATAGCCATTTGTGATATTCCTTGTTTTAAACTAGATTAGGCTGCGGCTTTGTCAGCACGCGACAATTCGATAGTGATGATTTGACCATCAACACCAGCTTCAAGAGCATAGCCCACGATCACGTTGGTCGAAGCAGCAGCTTTAGCTTTGCCCGAAGTGCCAACTGCAACAGCAGCACCACGAGTAATCGTGCCACCAGCTTGGACAGTCACACGACCATCGTAAGCAACCGTAATAGCCTCGTTAGCGCCAACAGCAGCCATCAAGGCCACACCATCGGTACGAGCGTTAGCAGAGGTGTTGTCAACTTGACCGTCAGCGGCAAGCGAGACGAAGGTGAATTGAGCCACAGCAGAACCAGAGATGTAGGTCCGAGTAGCCATATTTTCCGTAAATGCCATAATAAAGGCTCCTTATTGATTTTTGTAGGTTTCAAGCACTAGGGCACGGCCCTGAGCGGTTTTGATAACGGCGGCATATGCCTTGTGGAAGTCTTTTTCTTGTTTGTCTTCCTGATAACCTTTCACCAAATCATTCAACTTTTCGGTGGCAGTTTTCAGATCATTAGCTGCGTCTGTCTTACCGACTTCTTGGTAGACACCAGCAAAAGCAGCATCAGCAGCTTTAAGAAGTGTAAGCAGACCTTCGTCTTCGCCTACAGACTTCAACAGTTTACCACGCTCATCAGCAGTTCCCTTAAAGTTAGGAAGTACCTCTTCGGCGCGTTTACGGAGTGCTTCGGTTTCTACAGCCTTCTGCATCTCTTCTAGTTTTTTGAGGATAGGGGCAGGGATAGCCGACTTAGCAATCATCTGACCTTCAACTTCAATGGCCTCTTCAGTGGGAGCAGCTTTAGCAATAGCAGCAACTTCCAATTCAGAGACTTTGGCTTTGTAAGTTTCGATTTCTTCCAGAAGCAACTTATTGACCTCTTCAAAAGCCTGTGCTTCAGCTTTCCATGACTTACGCATGGGTTTCTCATCATAGCCCTTGTCGGATTCCATAGCCATCATGTCACCTTCACAACCCATATAGTTTGGGTCAGTGCAGTTCTCACACATATCGGCCTTATCCATAGGCGGTGCTTCTTGTTGTGCTTCCATTTGAGCGTCCATCATTTCCTCTTCAGGGGATTTGATTTCAATCTCAATGGAGATGCCTTTTTCAACATCATCTTCCATGTCTTCCCCTTCAGGGCTACGCTTGAAAATGGCAACCTTAGCGAGTGGGTCATCGCCCATATCGACCAAGGAAACTTCCTCAAGTTCCAAGTTTACGAGTTCGGTGGGCATTACACCATCTCCTTCAAGGCACGGCCTCCAATACTGAAAGCTGCCAATTTACCGCTTTTAACATCTTGCCACACTTGATCATCATAGACCTTTATGGCGACTAGCCAGCCCTCGCGGTTAGACTGGATACCCAATGCCTTGGCGATTTCATTAGTCAGAGGCATGGAATGAACAACTTCCCCAATACTAGCACCAGAGTGCATTGTTTTAGCTGTGCGGAGGGAAAGCATAAAGTTTGTGGCTGCTTTAGCCAACTGATCTGGGCGAATAAACTCACCGCTGTGATCAAGACTGATTTGATTGTCTACTGTGGAGACATAAGCCCAACCAAAGGCAAGACGCTCTTCATCGTCACGCTTGAGGATTTCGCCTACAATCTCGACCTTGTTGGTCATCTCAGAGACAGACGTTCCTGCTTCCCACATACGACACGACCAATAGCGGGGTGTTGTCTTATCTGTGGCGGCATCGCAGGAGTGACGAGCGCGAAAGTTAGCACGAGCATCAGGGTCATCGCGGCGGATTTCCATATTTGGATCACCGAAAGTGACTTTCTTGATCTTGTCACCAGCTTTGACATAGACACCAAACTTTTTAGTAGACCCAGAGGGCATACGAAAGGGCTTGTCTAGTTCAACGCTACGACCTTGGTAGTCGGCTTTCTCTACGGCCTGTTTGGCCTGTGACCACGCACCAGCAAAGGCCCTACTCTCAGACATACCTTCTTGACCCATCATAGAGTTGAAGACATTGCGGAAGATTGATTGTTGATGAGCAGATAACTTATCTCGTACTGCTTTAGGCAGTTCATCATTGTTACTGTATGGCATTATTATTAACCAAAATCATGGAAAAGTTTGTAGCAACGGGAGTGTTGTTCGTTTCCACCAAGGTAGCTTGAATATCTACATCAGTCTTCTCTGTTAGCTTCACAGGAACCACAAAGTCATAGCGATAGGTGTTTTGATAGGCTTCTCCGATATGGACAACACGAAAATTTTCTCCAAAAGGACGGACAAAGAAGCGTATCTGAGCGTCTTTAGCTTTATGGACACTAAAGTCACCCGCTAACATATAGGCTGTATGACCAGCGGGGACTGTATAAATGCCGTTTAGTGTCTGACCAATGTCAGCTTCAATCACACCCACGGTGGTGCTATTTGCAGTGAGAGTAATTGTTCCAACATTGTTAGCGCCACTATCTTTGTAGACAGCAGAGTTGACACGCTTAAATTGAACAGAGCCAGTTCCAGAAGTGGTTCCATTAAAGTTAATATCCTCTACAACTGGGTTGTAGTTGGCATCAAGTCCAGACACCACAACGGAACCAGTGTCAGAAGTAGAAGTTGATACGACTGTCACAACTCGTGCAGAGTTCCATAGGGACCAAGGATAAAGACCACCAGCAGACCAGACAGTCTCATGTGTGGCTAGGTCAATGTCAGGGTTATACCCAGTAACATGGACTAGAGAGTAACCATTGATCTGACCTTGGGCGATAGAGAAGTAACTGTCCCTCAGTAGGTATTGTCCCCAATCAGACATTTACTTCTCCAACCACAGGTTTCTGTAACTTAGCTTCATACTTATTGCTATCGAACTCAATCTCAGCGATACTCATAAGGTCTGTGACAACCTCAGTTTGATCTGAAAGTTCAATACCAGCGCCATTGATGTTACGCAGGAAGGAGGCAATCTCACGCAGATCGTGTGGAGCCACATCACCAGCAACAAGTTTGGGCATCGTATCCCAAGGCAAGCCGTTAAGCTGCCACAAACGCTCTACGAGTTGCTTGTTGAGTACATCTACGATAGTGTTGATATAACTCTCAAGGCTTCTCAGGAAAAGGTCCGTTTTAGTCTTTGATAGGGCATAAGAACCGCTACTAGAACCAAGCATAAGAAACTCAGCCATAAGGCTACGAGCAATATCATGTTGGTAACGCTTGACAACAGGGTCAATATCAATAGAACGAGAGCCATTGGCGGTAATCAACTCCACATCCATCATACGTTGATTAGTGGGCTTTCCATCTGCATCAACATAGAGATCAGAGGGAAGCAAAGCATAACCTTGCTCGTTGTTCTTCAAGTCCCGAAGGATACGCTCAAACTTAGTCCGAAGAGCAGCCTGATCCACAGAAGCATCTGAACTCATATACTCCGCTGGCATACGACCAATAGGCACACCATGTAGTTCTCGTTCAATAGCAGTAGCTTCATATCCCTGAATTTTATTAAGATATGTGTAGCTAACATAAGCATTGCGAAGCACCGATCTACCAGAGGGGTCATTGTTCAGGCTTGTGGTACGATAGTAAACAGACTTCTCTGTGGGGATCATGGCAATACGCTTGCCCCAAGCAGCTTCTTGGTACATACCAAGGATTTCGCCAGTCTGTTGGTCTATTTCAAAACTCTCTACAGTCCAAGGTGCGCGAATGGCAATCTTCTTGATGCCAATACGACCATCTTCAAACTTGGAGTTCTTCTTAGGGGAACGGAAGTCACCTTCACGGCGTTTATAGACAACCTCGAACCACGAGAAACCATAAGTCAAGTAGGACAGGGCTTCAGAGATGTGATCGTCAAGGGAGTGGTCCATGTCATCAAGGACAGACTGTAGGAAGTCAGCCTCTTGCTTGGCAACTGCACTATCGTCGGCGGGTTTGATTTCGATCTTGACATCACGGAGAGTTTGTTCTACGGCATACATGATGGAGCCAACAATAGCGTTGTTATCTCGCATCTCACGGTACTTCTGAATTGCCTTCTTGCCACGAAGTTCCTGAAGAAACTCATCGGCGCGGATGTCACCCGTGTAGGTATTCTTACCAGAGACACCAAGTTCGATCTTAGCCGCTGTTTCACTGAGTTTGTTCATTTGGCTACCTATAAGGATTAGTTTTTAGGACTGAGAAGACCTTTCGCATCAGAATAGGCCAAATTTAGGAAGGGTTTGACCACACCATTAAGGGCTAGATCAGTCAAGGCCCAGACTAGGGCATCAAGACGGTCAGGTGAACCGATAGAACCCATAGGTTCCCACTGCACCATCTGGTTCTCTAGTTCATCAAGGCCCCTACAATGCTTGACCTTATGCCGCTCGTAGAGGGCTGATATAGGCTCTGCACGGGCATACTTGCCACGAGAAGCATGGACTAGACGGATAGGAATGACTTCATTGACCGTTTGGAGGGTATGACGAACCATATCCCCACCTTGGTTGCGTTCTGCCACAACACGATCAGCAGAATACTTGTGGTAGAGTTCATTGGCCTTAGAGGCCCACTGTTCTGGGGAGTAGCGGTCTGTGGCATCCTCAAGGACGTAGCACATACCATTGATGTCGATACCAGCCACAACAATACCCGTCATGTCGCTTTCTGCGTTAGCTGTGACCGCAGGGTCAATAGCCACAACAACCCTAGCAAGGGTATTAGCGAAGTCTACAGGATCAGGGATGTCCATCTCACAGGCTTGCAGGATGTCTCTAGTCCACAAAGCGCCTGATGCTTCATCAAGGATTTCTGCATAGAGTTCCTGTCGACCTAGGCGGGTTCCTTCATACTGACTTTTAACTGTAGCCAAGTAAGGAGTAGCTAAGTTAGCCGAATTGTCGAAGGTAGAACCAGTTGTGACAACAGTCGTATCTTTTTTCAGGATGTCCCTGACAAGTTTAGTAGGTTTGGGGGTTGTGGTGATGCAGACTTGGGGGTGTTTACCTAGACGCAGACAGAATTGGAGCATATCCCAAGTGTCACGGTCTTTATTCCAAGCAGCAAGTTCGTCGCCCCATGCACACTCGAACTGAGGGCCACGAAGACGCTCTGGTTCCTCTGCTGAGAAGAACTGAACCTGTGCGCCATTTTCCCAAGTCAACGTGCGCTTGGTAGGGGACCACACAGGCAACCCCATCTTGACACCACGGTTGGTCTTGTCACCTTCCCAGCAACGGGCAAGGAAACCAGATTCACCGTTGATCATAACCCGTTCAATGTCGGAGTTAGTAGCAGCAATGGCAGCAATACGCTTTGCGCCACTCTTAACTTTCTCTCTAACCCACTCTACGCCAGCCCTTGTCTTACCAAAACCACGACCAGCATTGATGAACCAAGTGTTCCAATCACCCTTGGGTGCAATCTGTGCGGGTCTAGCCCAGAAGTGCCAGTTGTAGATAAGAGACTTAGCTTTAGCAGGATCAAGTTGAGCCAACAGTTCGCCTACGTCTTCACCCATGCCACGAAGATCATCAGCATGAAGCGCTAGACCATTCTTGCCTGTAGGCTCTGGTTTTGTGGTTGGCTTTTTGGGACCGCTTCGCGGTTTAGATGCCAAAGGCATGGCTCTCTTGACCATTACTCTTCTTTTTCTTTTTTCTTCTTACCTAGCAAGGCCAGAAGGTCTTCAATAGCCCCAGTGTCTGAGGTCTCATCTTCAGGTTCACCCTCAATGACAGTCTGAGTAGGCGACCAACCAGCTTTAGAACGAAGTACAAGTTCAGCAGCTTTCCAATCACCACCCTTGGCAGCATTGATAACCACAGAACCCATCTCTTCTTGGAGGTTAGCACGAGCATCTGCAATGTCAGCACGATATGTCTTATACATACCATTCATTGAAGAGGGTGCATCTTTGAATTGTTGGATGAAATCCAGAATGACTTTCATTGCCACACCAGCACCGATTTGACGGCGAATGGCAGTAGCAATCTCCATCTTGTGCTTTAGTAGTTCAGCCATGATACTCTCAATCTCTTTTGAATAGGTTGTCCGTTAGCTTTCGTTTGTGGCCTCAGCCCGCACGACTAACCCAGCACCCGAATACGTGCCTTTGGCACTTTTATGGCTTTGCCATACAGGCTGTGACTTATATCCCGCTACGGATCAAGCGGTTCTTACCACTATGTTGCGCTTGGATTTCTTGCTGACGTTGTAATTCAGCTACCAGAAGGCGTTAGTGGAATAAATGACCCTACCCTTTTACAAGACTAGGGCTGTTACACTGAGAGCAGCATAACGAGGTGATATGTTACAGTGGCAAAGCCACCATAGTGCCATAGGCACAAAGGCTCAATCTAATGCACTTCCATGATTGCATGAATATGTGGGGAAGCATGATCTTTTGCCTTTGTTTATTACATATAGTGTTGGTGCTTCCATTTGTCAAGGGGTAGAGTGATAAAAATATCACAATACCACAAAAAAGATTACAAAAGCATCATTTTTAATCCAAAGTTACTGGAAACATAAAGGCATTGTCTTATCCCAACGATGAATAGTGTTATCTAGTTCCCACTCTTTACGGATAGCAACAGCTTCTTCAAAGTCATAACTACGATAGACAGCCTGATCTGATCCTCGTCTAACCACAAAATAACCTGTAGGTTCTATCTTAAAGACCCCATCAACAGTTATGGCTTCGCCATCTGGTCCCACTTGGGACGTAGCATAAGCTGTATGCTTAACTGAGTTCTTAGCAAACAAGGCACTGTCACGTTTCTTGATGATCTTAAGGTTAGTGTAGACAAAGTTAAGATTGTCATTGTCTTTAAACACAACCCTCTCATCATCCTTTGGGAAGTAATGATCTACAAGGATCATAGCAACCTTAGCTGGTTGTAGTGATATGATCTCATCTGCTATACGAACACCTAGATACATCCTTCCACCTTTAGTGGAGTCTAATAACTTACCTGTCTTCTTACTATAGAACCTACCCTCTACTGGATCATAGCTGAACTTGTCATTCAGTTCCTTGTAGGTAAATCCTTGATACTTCTCTAGCATGGTCTATCCCTCTTGGTTACTACTATAGGGATATAGGTATCTATCTAATGACTATCAATACCCTGTAGTACAGATATACCTATAGGTCTACTATTTGGACTCTATCCTTATACAGTATCCTTAGTGATCTATATCTTATCTTCTATCTTTGAGGGGGATATACGGAGGGGGGCAAACCTTATAAGTATATAGTGTTGGTGCTTCGACTTGTCAAGGGGTAGATAAAAATAAATATTCACTTTTCTTTAAGGTTTTTTGTGGCATATTATTATATTCCGTATTTTCAATAGGTTAGGTTTGTCAAGTTTTATTTTTCCAAAATTTTTATCTCGGCTTCTAAGCGGTCTACCCCACACTAAAGTTTACCCCGCCCACAATTTGGGGGGTCCCATGCTATCGAAAGAGTCTTTGACAAGGAAAATTCGGCCCTAGGATAAGCGAATCGCCACCCTATGGGTAAACTTTCAAACCGAACAAAGCGCCCCATATGTTATGTTATAACGTAACATTCTATCGCCTAAGTTATTCATGCAAATGCATATATACCACAAAGAAAAAACCCCAAGCCAATACAGGCAAGGGGCTTAGAATAGATATAGGCTAAGACGCCATAGGAAGGGCAAGGAAGGGGCAAGTCGGGTTGATTGTATAGGGCAGGTTAGCCCCAACAAAGCTTGCCCCTTGTAAGCCCCTTACAGCAAGCCCTGTAAGCCCCACAACAACAGCGACAAGCCAAAGAAAGCCCCAAGGAATAGCAAGGTTGCCAACCCTTCAACCAACCAACCCCTAATCCTGCCCTTCATATCGAAAGCCCTTTCAAGGTTTTATAGTTAACAACCAAGCAAGCCCTGCCCATTGTGCGGGCAATATCGCGCCAATATTCTGCACGCGCCAACGTCCAAGGGCCAACGTCCAAGGGTTGAAGGTTGAAGGGCTTATCAATTGCCAGAATATAAACTGTTTGCATCTTATTCTTCCCCTTCTTGGGTTTGTTTGAACGTGTCGAAAGCTTTGGCGACTTCCTGCAAATCATCCTGAAAGCGGGCGACTTCATAGGACGTGGATTCATCCCGACTCGCTGCATGGTATAGGGCAAAAGCCCTTTCCGCTAAATCACGGGTATGGATAACAACCGCATACGCGTTGGCGTTAAAGTCTTTCATGATCATTTAACCTTTTCAATTAGGCCATTGGCCATTGTGACATTGGCGAAAAATTCTTTCCCAAGCCCTGTAAGATGCGGGCGGTTGGCGACAGTAAGAAAGCCATTGGGCCTATATTCAGGGCCAAACAAGCTTGTTTCGATAAAGCGCAAAGGTTTTCCTATGCTTTCTTTCAGGGCTTTCTTGGACGGGTATTTGACAACAAGGGTCATTGGCTTTCCTTTTCAGTGAAGGGGATAAGATACGTTGGCGACTGTAGGCGTCCAGCAAGCCCGACAAGGCCCACAATTGGACGTTTTACCGTCAGGGCTAAGGGCTTTGTGGGCAGGGCTAGAAGCGGGGCAAGCTTGCCCAACGTGGGGCTTTCCTTTGCCATGCACCGTTGAGGTTTGAGCGTGTCCAGCGATTGGCTTGTCATCAATCATTGTGGCGCTGACACGCAAGGCAAGGTTGGTTGGAACAATGCCACCCGCTTTCCGATAAGCTTTCACAAGGGCGCTTTCACGGGTTGGCAACCAATGGTTGATTTGGGGGGTTTGTTCTGCAACCCGACAGATAGCATCCAGCATGGCGATTGACTGTAAATCTCCACTATCAAACCAACGGTGGAACGGCTCACCCGATTTGACGAAAGCCCTCTTGATTTGAAAGACGCAAGCAGCAACCCATTTAGCGGGGTTTTGATCAATCAAGCTTGTGGCTTTGGTATAGTTTGCAAGCCAGCCTTGATTGACTGAAGGGCGAAGCTTTTCAAGTTTTAGGGCATAACAGCGATTGCAAACGCTTCCTTTGATTGTGGCAAGCTTTCCGCCAACCTTGCACTTGGTTGCGCTGATTGCAAAAGTCGAACCTACCATTTTTCCGTTATCTAGGCTGATTTTGCCACCGTCAGCCTGAGCCGATTTGAGGGTTTTGTATTCCATAATCAAAGCCCTTTCTTGGCGTTGGCTTGTTCCAAGTCGAAAGCTTGCAGCACATCAATCACTTGTTCCAAGTCGAACAAGCTTTCCGCCGCTTCCTTCAAATCGCCAAATGTCCAACGGTTGGGGGTTTGTTGATAAGCGCGCAAAGCAAGGTTGTGGAAAGATTCAGCGCCACGATAAGCCAAATCTAGGGTTGTCGCTTTGTCGGCTTTGCCCGTACGGTCATATGCGCGGATTGTAAGGGCGAAAGCTTGCCAAGATTCACCGTTCAAGCCCCAAGCCAAACCTGACGAAAACAACATATCCAAATCATCAAAGTACGACGAAAGGGTTGCTCCAAAAACTTCATCCCAATCACGGTCGGGCGTGTCGTTGGCATTTTCAATTGAACAAAGGATTGAATAGGCCACGGCCACGGCCAAGGGTTGTTCTGCGATACGCACATCCAAGTAAGCGTAAAGGGTTTTGGTTGGGGCTTTGGACAAGCCTAAGAAGTTTGCGACAAAGCTTGCGCCAAAAGCCGTGGTGGCCGTTTCAATCGCCGCTGCAAAGTTTGTTTTCGCGTTTTCCATTTTGTCTTTTCCTTTGTTTGTTGGGTTGTTTCGTCCCGAAGTACATGGGCAATTAAAAAAACCCTTCAAGGGGCAACCTACAAAGATGTGATCAAATTGAAACAATTGTAACACTTCGTGATCAGAAAGAGGGGAACAAAGGGTGAATCTGATCAATTCTATGAGCTGAGAAGACAATTTCTTATCAAACGGTCAAAAAAAAATAAGGGCTATTCGCGGGGGAACAAAGGGTGAATCTTATTGGAACAAAGGGTGAATCTTTGGGCGGGATTCTTGTTTCCTGTGAGTGAATATCGCCGCTAAAGGGGTGAATCGTGTTTTTATGGGTTGGGGCCTAGGAAAAGCGACTTTGCGCTGTACGGGCTTCCTATGGCTTGTGCGGGCATATGGGGTTTTCTTGTGGCAACCTTGGACGAAAAGGGGGGAACAAAAGGTGAACAACGATTTTTCTTGCGTTTTGGCGTGCTGTTGAGCGACAAGGGCAACCCGACAAGAAAGCGAAAGGAAAAACCGTTCAACCTTAAACAAACCCGCGAAAATTTGTTCAACCTTCAACCTTGCTGCATTGCGGCATAGTTTAATATTGAACGTAATTAAATTATCACGACTCTATCTGTCGGCTTTAGCGGGTAAAGCAATCACGATAAAATCTGTCGGCTTTTAGCTGATACCGCTAACATGATAGCGCTAACACATACATATGCGAATATCTGAATGTTACCGCTAACATGATAGCGCTAACGCTGCACCGCAGAATGTTACCGCTAACGCTGCGCTGCGGCATTGCACCCGCAGAAAACCACCAATGACCCCCACCGAGGGAAATGATCACCCCTCCGAGGGAAATGTTCGCTTGACCCCACCAAGGGAATTGTTCAGGTATACCCCGCCAAGGGAAATTGGCGTAGCCAATAGGGGAAATGTTCGCCAAAATAATTCTTGACTTCCCCGACGAATCAGTCTAAGTAGAATGCAACGAAACGTAGCAATGGAGCCACAAGATGGACAACATCATCAACGACATGAAGCATATGATCTACGATCTGAAGCGTATGGAAAGCAGCATCTATGCTGATCGTGAAGAGACCAGCCGTGCATTGTTCAATGGCAATGAGGAAGGTATCTGGGAGAAGACTGCAAAGACCTACGAGAATGGTTTGATTGATGCCCAAGACGCACTGCAACGTGCAGCGGAAAGCATGAGACTGATCCAAGAGTGTTTGGATACTCTTATCGAAAACATCGAATACGCAACACTGTCCAATGCCACACAAGGGAAATAAGATGACCTACGAAGAAGCAAAGAAGAATGTTCGTATCCTTGGCCTATCCTTTGAGGCATCCTTGGAGATGATGGGTAAATCAGTAACTGATCCATCACCCCTACTTGATGGGATTGTGGCTTATCAGTATCTCAATCTTGAAGGTGTCTTTGATTGGCTAGATGAATCTGTGTCTGTGGTGTTGAACAACTTGGTTGATAGACTTCGTGATGAAGATTAAATAATCCTTGACGAATCACCTGACACACTGTAAGCAGAATACAACGTAACCGAAAGGAACCACAAAATGTCTGAAGTAATCGAGACCCTGAACCCCGAAACTGTCTTCAAGTTCGTAGAAGACAAAGGCACTAAGATTGCCACAGTGACCTTCATCAAGGTAGATGGCTCTGAGCGTGTCTGCAATGGTCTATTCAAACCTTCTAGCCATATCGTAGGTTCTGAGCGTGGCTATAAGCAAGGGCAGGATATGCGGGCTAAGGGCATTGTCCCTGTATACGATCTGCATAAGAAGGCTTGGATATGCTTTTACGCAAACAAAGTGGTGGACATGAAATGACTGAATATGTAACGGGTCAAATTTACGGGTGGAATGGCGGCGAATGCCCTGTGCATCCTAAGACAGTGGTGAATGTTTGGTATCGCAATGGCAAAACCAATATGTCCGCACAAGCTGTTTATTTTTGGTGGAAGCATCCTGACAATGAAAATGGTGGTGACATCGTTTGCTTCCAAGTGGTCAAACCCTACGCCGAACCCAAGATGCTCTGGGTGAATGAGTATGATAATGGGTGTGGCGCAGCCTATCCCTCGGAGGAACGGGCAAAGAGGGCAGCTATTTGTGGGTATCACACCCGTGTTGCGGTGAAGTATGTGGAGGTAAACACGAAATGAACTATGCAACCAAAGTTACCATTGCAACTGTAATCGTCTTCATCTTCCTGAACCCTGAACTTGTGGGTGTCTGGGAAGCAAAGAAAGACATTGCATACAACTCATACATGGACTTACACTACCAGTATGACGAATCACAGGAGTAACTGACATGGCACGATATATGCCCGACATCGACGGTCCAGAGTTCTTCAAGGTCTACATTGACATCAATGGTGTAGAGACTGAGGTAGAGGCGTTTGTGACCAAAGCTGCCACAGGGGAATACTACAACGACTACAGTGTTCCTAATGGTTCTGGTTGGATGTCTACCACAGACCCTGAGTTTATCTTTGAGGCTTTTGAAGAGGATGGTAACACCCTAGTGATCTTCACTATGGATCAAATGGCCCTTCTTGCTGATGTGGCTAATGAGTACTTCTGGCAGAAAGTAGGTGAATGATGGATGACTTTGACAACGACATCGACCCCGTAGAGGAAATTTGGGCTGACTTCTGGGAAAGCATCTATGATGACCTACCAGAAGAAGGTGGTGAGACTGACCTGATCACCTTCTTTGACTGTATGATTGACCAGTATGGTCTTACAGATCAAGAAGCAATAGAGATGCTTGCCACACACATCATCATGCGTTCTAATGGTAGCATGAAAGCTAAAGGATACCTGAACTAATGGCTTACATGACCTTGTTCGTCCCTGTACAGGGTTATGTACACCAGCTAGAGCAACTGATTGCTATCCAGTATAGGGTAGGTACACCACAAGATGCAGAACCTCACCAGCACGAACTACAGCGAGTGATAGAGTATAACCACAAAACCCATAGCGGGTTCTATCCCATATACATGGAGAGCAATGATGCTACTGAACAAACAGACAACTAAGTGTAGCTTCGCTACCAAAGTGGCTTCGCCACACTACTGTGATCATTGTGGTGATCCTATAGCAGAAAGCCTGATCATGGTTGATGGCTTCTATAAGTACAACTCTCTATCATGTGCTAATTGTACAGACTATGATGAATACGAAGAAAGTGAAGATGACTATGATCAACCATATGATGACTGATAAGTATGGTTCTGAGTGGTCTTCCTACTACAGTCTAGATGAGTTCATAGACTATCTATACAAGGTAGATGATCAAGTCCTTGTAGGATCAGAGCATACTGATTGGGGATATACGGAGGGGGGCAAACCTTATAATTAGATGGGTGTTGGTGATAGGGTCTGCAAGGGGCCAGTGGAAATAAACACCCTACCGTGACAAATATACCACACTTGATATATGTAGGGTCAGTGCCTATATGTGGCTTCGCCACTAAAGTGCCCACGGCACAGAGCAACTGAGATATGTGAGGATGAAAGAATGACTGTTGGTGAAAC